GTGGGTCTTTAGGTGGTGGGTCTTTAGGTGGAAAGTCTTTAGGTGGTGGTTCTTTAGGTGGAAAGTCTTTAGGCGGTCTACCTTCTAATGGAGGTCCGGGTACTGGTCTTGTGTCGCCCGGTGGAGTAACTATAGGGTCTTCTCTCGGTGGAAACTTAGGTTGAGGCATAGAACCCGGTCCCATTGTGTGTGGTCCACCGTGTCTATACGATATTCTTTTACCTGTGCTATATCTTTTACGTTTTGATTGTTTCATAATCTTTATATACCTATTTTACTTTACCTCAAAAAGTTTATCTACTTTTTCATGGAGTTTTTCTAACCTATCTATTAATAGATTAAAATTTTCTTTTAATTCTGTTTTTGTGACATACTCACGTGCCATTTCTTCACGTGTTTTATTAAGCAATATGTCTATGCGTTTGGCTTCACTAGTATTACCTTTAATACCATAAAGCACCGGAGCTAACACCAATGTTATGAAGATGTTCCAAAACAAATATGGTGTTAATTCCATAGCTTATTAATTTGCTGCGATGTAATCAGTACCAGTTGTAACGGCTGCAACGTGAGTAGTTTTTAAATTACTTGCTGCTCCTTTTACATCTGGAGTGTCATCATCAGAATCAACTGGTTTGTATAGTAAAATTGTAGATAAGTGGTCTACGTTTCTTTGAACCATCTCGTTTATTTCAGCTTGTGTCATAGTAGTAGTGTCTGCTTCTGCTGAACCACCAACATAACCTGATTTTTTTCCATTAGTATTAATGTCATTAATTAAAGTTACGCTATCAGTTCCTGCTGCTAAACATTCTGTTACTGTTTGTGCCATTTTATTCTCCTTTTAGAGTTTTTAACTCTTGTTTTAATTCATCTACTTGCGTAGACAGTTCTTGAATTGCCTTAATTGCCATTGGCATCATATTACCAAAAGCTATTTGTTGCACTCCGTTTGTATCTTCACTCCAAATATTATGTTTGTTTGCTATTTCATCTGAATGTTCATCAATAACAGCTTTTACTTCTTGAGCTACAAAACCATGGAATGTTCCGCCTGTACCTCTACACGGCTCTTCTGAACCTTCTTCATAATATTCACTTATATCAGTTGATACATCTTTTTTAGCTTTCCAATTATATGTAATAGGTCTTAATTTTTCTATAAACCCTAAACCAACTGTTGCACTTTTTATGTTTTCTTTTAATCTTTCATCCGAAGAAGCCGCCCAAGATGTATCTGAACCATCAATATTTAATACAGCATCTGTACTACCTATTCCAATAGTAATGGTAGCAGTTCCACTACCAGTAGCATTTTCACCAATTACAAATTCGTTATTTACCTCAGCAGCAGAAGCAGTACACTCTCTACCTACGATTGTATTACCACTTCCTGTAGTTACAGTACCACCTGCATGTTTTCCAACAAATGTATTAGTAGAGCCTGTAGTAATTGCATCACCTGCCAAGCTACCCATAACGGTGTTTTCAGTACCTGTAGTGTTTTGTAATAAAGAATTAAAGCCAATAGAAGTATTATTATTTGCTGTAGTATTGTCTTGTAAAGCTTGTAATCCTACTGCTGTGTTACCTGTACCTGTAGTATTATTTTCTAAACTGTATGCACCTAAAGCTGTATTATTACTTGCTGTAGTGTTTAATAGTAAAGAATTTTGACCGACTGCTACATTATTAGAACCTGTAGTATTTGTGGTCATAGAGCTTCTACCAACAGCAGTATTACTTGCTCCTGAAGTAGTATTTGTTAATGCAACAGTTCCTATAGCTGTATTATCGTGCCCAGTCATTACCGCTGTCCCACCAGCAAAATAACCAAGTGCTGTTAAATCATCAGGGGTGGTTGCATTTGAACCTGCACCACTTCCTACAGTAGTGTTTCTGTTTCCAGTAGTTAAATCTTCTCCCGCAAGTGTACCAACAAAAGTATTTGCATCTCCAGTTGTAAGAGTTTGTCCTGCAGCATATCCAACTGCTACATTAGAATTACCTGAAGTATTAGCAGCTAATGCTAATGTCCCTATTGCTGTAGAACTATCAGCAGTAGTTGTAGCACTTAAACTAAATGCACCTAATGCTGTATTACTAGCACCTGTAGTATTAGCATCTAAAGCACCATAGCCTACACCTGTGTTGTTTGCACCTGTAGTGTTAGCTGTTAATGCAACAGAACCCATAGCTACATTTCCTGCACCTGTAGTGTTTACTCTTAAAGACTGAAAACCTACTGATGTGTTGTTAGCTGCTGTAGTGTTAGAAAATAAAGATTGCATTCCTAATGCAGTATTACTAGCACCTGTTGTATTAGCAGATAAAGATTGCATTCCTATTGCTGTGTTGTTGGCAGCTGTAGTATTAGCATCTAAAGAATCTACACCAACAGCGGTATTAGAAGAACCTGTAGTGTTTGCTGCTAAAGCACTTTTACCAAGACCTGTATTGTTAGCACCAGTTGTATTTGCTGTTAAAGCAACTCTACCAACAGCCACATTATTATCAGCTGTAGTGTTTGCTAATAATGATTCATAACCAATCGCTGTATTAAACCTACCTGTAGTATTGCCACCTAAAGATGAACGACCTAAAGCAGTATTATCTGTACCAGTTGTGTTGGCATCTAAAGCATTAGCACCTACTGCTACATGGTTAGTACCTGTAGTGTTTACTAATAAAGCATTTAAACCTATTGCTGTGTTGTTTGATGCTGTAGTATTAGCTTTTAATGACTGCATACCTATTGCTGTGTTAGATGTACCTGTAGTGTTTGCACTAAGAGAGCTTGCTCCAACTGCTACATTGTTATCAGCAGTAGTATTAGCATCTAATGCACCCTGACCAAGTGCTGTATTATTAGCACCAGTTGTGTTTGCTTCTAAAACACCATAGCCAATTCCTGTATTGTTTGATGCAGTAGTGTTATTAGCTAATGCTGACAATCCTACAGCTACGTTATTAGCACCTTCAGTATTATCTGTTAAAGAGTTCATACCTACAGCTACATTTGAACTTCCTGTAGTATTAGCATCACCTGCAAAAGCACCAACCGCTACGTTATTTGTACCTGTAGTGTTTGCTGCTAAAGCAGACTTACCAACTCCTGTGTTATTACTTGCTGTAGTGTTAGAAGCTAAAGAACCCTGACCAACAGAAGTATTAGCACTACCAGTAGTATTACTTAATAATGCCTTCATACCTATTCCAGTATTTTCATTTGCAGTTGTATTTGCTTCTAAGGCTCTTGCACCTATTGCTGTATTTTCAAAACCTGTAGTGTTTGCACCTAAAGCAGTAAATCCAACTGCTACATTATAATCTGCTGTAGTGTTAGCATCTAATGCACTATGACCAATAGCTATATTTTGCGCACCTGTAGTGTTTGATACTAAAGCCTGAGAACCTAAAGCAACATTATTACTTGCTGTAGTATTTGCTCCTAATGTACTATCTCCAACCGCTGTGTTGTTTGCACCTGTTGTATTAGCATCTAACGAACCTCTACCAACTGCAACATTTGAAGCACCTGTAGTGTTTGCATATAAAGAACGATAACCAACTGCGGTGTTATTATCTGCTGAGGTGTTAGCTTTTAAAGACTGCATACCAATAGCAGTATTTTGAGAACCTGTTGTATTAGTTCCTAATGTTGCTCCACTAGAACCATCAGAAGCACCAATAGCAACATTATGTGTACCTGTTGTGTTTAATTGTAAAGCCAAGTTACCAACTGCTACGTTCTCAGCACCTGTAGTGTTTGCTGATAAAGAAGAATAACCCACGGCTGTGTTGTTGGCTGCTGTTGTATTAGCGTCTAATGAACCATAACCTATTGCTACATTTTCTCCTCCAGTTGTATTAGCACCCAACGCTTCATGCCCGATACCTATATTAGAAGCACCAGTTGTATTAGAACCTAATGAGCTTGCACCGACTGCAATGTTTCCGTTGGCTGTAGTGTTAGCGTCTAAAGCGCCCATACCCACTGCTACGTTGTTTGTGCCTGTTGTATTTGCGAATAAAGCATTCTTACCAACCGCTGTGTTGTTAGATGCTGTGGTGTTAAGTGCGAGGGCTTGATTACCAAAAGCGGTATTAGATGCACCTGTTGTGTTTGATTGTAAAGCGCCATATATACCTGACAGACCTGAACCCATTGCAGTGTTATAATTACCAGTTGTATTGGCGTTTAATGCTGCTGCTCCAAAAGCTGCATTACCATTACCAGTAGTGTTCGTTGTTAAAGTATCTGCACCAAAAGCATCAATTCTTCCTGTAGTGTTAGCTCCTCCTGCTGCTTTACCCACTGCTGTATTGTTTGTTGCTGTAGTATTTGCGTCTAAGGCTTGATAACCAACAGCAGTATTTTGGTCGCCAGTAGTAATCGCAGTACCTGCTTCATCACCTATGACAGTATTATAATTACCACCACTTGTAATGGAGTTACCTGCGTTGACACCAAAGCGAACATTAGAGGTTCCTAGTGTTGGAGTAGATAGTGAGCCGTCATCTCTTGCAACTTTAAGTGCTGTATTAGCACTGTTGTTACCAATTTTTAAATATAGTGCATTATCTCCGCCATCATAAATAAACTCAGCACCTACGATTCCAGTACCTGATTCACGTAACCGTAAAGTAGCATCATTATTTGAATCGGCTAGTAAATCTAAAATAGGGTTTGTGGATGCCATTGTTACGTTATCAGCAATATTTACAGCACCATCTATATCTACAGCATCAAGGTTTGATGTTCCGTCTACGTCTATGTCTCCTGAGATGTCTAAAGACGCTACTACAGTTGTACCTGTAAGCGTAGGAGCAGTAAGTGATTTGTTTGTAAGAGTTTGTGAACCTGTAAGAGTTGCTACTGTACTATCTATTGCAAGAGTAACTGCATTACCTGTTGCAGAACTATCAAGACCTGTACCGCCTGATACAGTTAATGTTTCACTATCTAAGTCAATTGCAATAGTTCCACTGTCTGTTGTAATGTCTAAGTCTTCTGCAGTAATTTGTGTATCTACATAAGCTTTAATAGATTGTTGAGAAGCAATACCTGTAGCACTGTTAGATGCCATGTTATCTTCGTCAAGGAAAGCTTTACCGTCTAAAAGGTTTAACTCTGCTGCAGTGGATGTTACTCCGTCTAATATGTTTAGTTCTGCAGTTGTAGCTGTAACTCCGTCTATAAGATTTATTTCTGTTGCAGTGGCTGTTACACCATCAAGTATATTTAGTTCTGCAGCTGTACTTGTAACTGTTGTACCGTTTATAGATAGTACATCTGTTTCAAGTGTACCATCAACATCTACGTTACCTGATACATCTAAAGAACCTGCATCAAGTTCTCCAGAGATAGTAATATTTCTACCACCAGTAATATCTTTGTTTGAATCTGTTATAATAGCTTTACTTGCTATTACTGTTCCGTTTGTTATACCGTCTATAAGGTTTATATCTGTTGCACTGGCTGTAACACCGTCAAGGATGTTAAGTTCTGCTGTAGTGCTAGTAACACCGTCTAGCAAATTAAGTTCGGCTGCAGTACTTGTAACACCATCAAGTATATTTAGTTCAGCAGCTGTCGAAGTTACACCATCAAGTATGTTTAACTCTGCTGCTGTGCTTGTAACTCCATCAAGTATGTTTAGTTCTGCAGCTGTTGAGGTAATTGCTGTACCATTAAAGTTTATAGCATCTACATAAGCTGTACCATCAATGTATAAATCTTTCCACTCTTGTGTAGAACTACCAAGGTCATAAGTATTGTCATCATCAGGAATAATGTTAGAGTCTACATCAGCACCAAAGACAACATTGTCAGTAGCTGCATCACCCATAGTGATTGTACCGCCGTTAAATGTAGTTGTACCTGTTACTGTTAGATTGCCACCTATACCTAAATTACCAGATATATCAGCGTTACCGTTCATGTCTATTGTAGTTGCTGCTATTTGAACTTCTGTATCGGCTACTATATCAAGTTGTCCATCAGCACTAGAATAAATATATAATCCTGTATCTCTAAATTGTACTTTTTCTGTTGAGTCTATTAATAAATCATCTGAGAATTTAAAGTAATCCTCATCTTCCATCCATGTTAAAACACCATCGTTTGTTGTGGCGTTAAAAGTTATAGCAACATCTGTATTAGCGTTTGTACCGAATACTAAAGCATTACTAAATAAATTTGAAATTGGTCCACCATCACCGGCTGTAGAGCCATCGTGGGTATGTCCTGAACTTGCATTAAATGCATTAACTAATTGGTTAAATTCATTATTAAATAATGCTGCTGTGATTGTATCACCATCACTGAATGAACTTTGTCTAGTATAAGTAGCCATTTATATATATCTCCTATTGTCTTCCTGATGGTCTATAGTTTATGTATAGTCCGTTAATTGCGTATGGTGCATTTTGGTCTGCACTAAATATTTTAAAAAAATTACTGTGTCCACTACCTGTTAAAGCTTGTCTTACAAGAGGTTGTTCTGAAGCACCAAACTTTTGTGAACCAAATAAAGCTAATCCAAAAATAGCTGGTTCTGGTATTGAGTCTAAAACTACGTCAGCAGGTTGTGGGCTTTCTAAACTGTCGTAATCAAATCTAACTCTTAAAGTTGGTTGTGCGTCTCCTTCTGGAGTAAAAGCAATTTTACAGTAATCTAAAGTTTTTAAAGTACCTAAATCTCCGTAATCATAATCTGGTGATTGATATTCTGCTTCTATGTTTGCACCATTAAAACTATTACCAGTATCGTGATTATAAATTTTACCGTCTCTATCACCGTGAAATACTTTTTCTAATCCAATACTATTAAATCCTGATGTAATTGCAGGTGCTTGTATTCCTAATGTTTCTGACCACTCAAAACCATTTGGTCTTATAGTTCCTATAATACCTTTTGATGTTGCTGATGTATCAGAAGAAGTACTATAAAACATTCTATACTGAGACTTGTCTCTTAGTACAACACTACTAAATTGTAAAGTGTTTGAAGCTGCAGCAATTGTATTAATTAAAGGCTGTATAGCTTTACTAATAGTTCCTAACTCAACGTCACCAATTCTAGCTGTACCAGCAACTGTTCTAAANCCATCNGGTGCTAANAATATAAGGTTACCAGCAATTTCTTGAATTGTCTGTCCATCTAAACAACCTACGTTTTTAGTAACAGGTACTACAGCAACAGTACTAGCATTATTAATATTTTGTAATTTAAATATTGAGTTTTGACAAAATATAAATAGTTCATTACGGAAACTTTTTAGTCCTACTACTTTATCTTCTAATGTTATACTTCCTGAACCTGTACCACTAAAACTATCTATGTCGTTTGTACTACTATAGTAAATAGTATTAGGTGTACTAGGGTCTCCAGCTACTACTAAATGCTGGTCATGTATTGTACAAAACTTAGCTTTAGTAGAACCGTCAACAGTAATAAAACTTGCAAAAAAAGTTCTTCCACTTAAACTTGCATTTGTACCAGTCATCTTAAATAAAAATGGTTTATTGTTACCGCTTTTATCTGTTATAACTACTTCACCATAATCCGATGTACCTTCAAATATTGCAAACTCACATTGGTCTACGCCTGTTAAAGATAGTTCTCCTCTACCACTAAAGGTAGAAAAATTATCTCCACTTGCTGAAACACTTTCTTTATTTAACTGTAACCAAGCACTTTCTCCATCTTGACTAAAAAATATATCGTTACCTGCTACGGCTATTACACCGTCTGCATATACTAATAAACCTTCTATATCGTTAGTAGTATTAGGTAGTGTATCACCAAATAAACTGTAGCCGTTAATTCTTCTATACCCACCTTCTGTAGATACTTCAAAGTTTCTTAACTTAGTAGCTACACCCGGAGTCTGTAATAGAGCTAACGAGTTAGTAGACTTATTAAGTCCGCCTCCAAGAGGTACTGAAAAGGGTTGAGAACCTGCCATTTAGAAATAAGTCCTGTCGTCTGTCATATATTTTGGAGAAGGGTTAATTAAATTAGATTTCATAACTCTCATATTTTTTTTATATTCTTCAAGTGCAAAAGCTGCTTGTTGAATATTTTCTTTAAATTGATGTACATAATATCTTGTACGTGATGTTATAACATTACTATATTGTTCTGGCATAACAATAGTATCGTTATAAGCTGATAAAGCTGTTGGTTTAGCAAACGCATAAAAATGTACGTTATAAACTTTATCAGGTATTGGACCTAATCCAAACTTTCTATGGTCTGGACTTTTAATAACATATCTAGGTTCACCATGACTAGCATCTGAACCTTCTGCATCATCTGCGTTTTCAGCATCTCTATAATATCTTTTCCAATCATCTAATGTTAAAAATTTTAAACCTTTAGAAACGTAAGGAGTTGTTTCTCCGCTTACGTTTATTGTTGTTAAATAAAAATCATCCCAGTCTACTGATGCGTAATCAGTTGTTATACTAGAGCTATCTGCTTTAAGCGTATACCATCTAGTTCCTGCCACCGTTGCGACAGTTACGTTCCCATAAAAAGGGTCTGTGCCTCCACTAGCTCCTGCTGAGAAAAAGGGTAGCTGCGGTTCTGCGTTAGCTATATCAAATATAGATTTATTAATTGCATCTTTTACAAACGATTGAATGCCTGTAGCACTTGCAAAGTTACCAGAAGTTAATACAACTTCGTTTAGTTCTCTTAATACTTCGTTACTTAAATCTAAATATGTTGTAGCCATTATTTTTTACCTTTAGCTTTTTTCTTTGCTGTTTTACTTAAGTCTTTAAAATGAAAAAGTTTTACACTGGTCTTACCGTGTGTCTTGCCAGAATGTAAATCTCCGTTAGGCATCTTATGTGAACCACCTTTGTGTTCAGTTCCATCTCTTTTATAATGTTTTACGCCTTTCATATTATTCCTATTTAAAAAGTGGAGGAGACCGAAGCCTCCCCCGAGTTTTGACAATTAGTCAATCACGTAGAATGCACTACATAAAGCGTCATCTCTAAGTACTTTCGCACCATAGACATGTAAGCCTCTTACTAT